AGAAGGCGCGGGAGCTACAGCGGCAGCTCTGGCAGCTCTTCTCAGCTATGGACAACTACGATGTGGTGCTGCAATATTGGCGCAATCATAAGAAGATCCTTGAGCCACAAAAGGAGGATTACAGCCGCCTTACCCCCGTGGAGCTGGTGCAGCGCCGCAATACGCTACGGAGTAATATCGTATCACGAGAAAAGAGCTTGGCCAAGTGGGAGGAACAAGTGAAGAGTGAAGAGGGCATGACCACAAGGAGCTTATGGGTGCTCAACGAGAAGATAGCACGTAAGCGGGAGGAAGTGGCGCAAATGAAGCTACAAGTGAAGGAGGTGGAGAAGTTGTTATCCCCCCTAGCCCCCGAAGGGGGGATGAGGGGTTAGGTGTTAGTGGTTAATTTTTCAAAAGTTGTCCTTTGGCAGTGTGGGAGGGTGCAGTACCTTTGCTTATTATTAACAGCAAATTGCCAAATATGGAAATCGAAAACACTAGTACTGAGCTTGCCTTGTGTGCGGAGGTGCTCATAGGAAAGAATGTGGATAAAGCCAAGACAAACGAGAAGGGGAACGGTTACCCGCTGATCGTAGGGGCTTCGGATATAAAGAAAGGGCGTATCGCCTGTAAGCGGTATGTGGAGGCAGAAAAAGTAAAAAACCCTGTATTTGCCCAGAGGGGCGACATAATCCTCAGTGTAGTGGGTACCCTGGGTAAGATAGGGGTGATGACCATAGAGAAAGCGGTATTGTCCGCCCATGTGGTGGCGATTCGCCCGAAAGAGGGGGTTAGTATGCCTTACCTTGCGGGGATCTTGGGGCGTATGGTATTGGATATTCCTACTCCAGATGAGTTTGCCACGGGTTTTTCTAAGAAATTGGATATAGAAGCCCTTAAGCGGTTGCGCTTTACGCTTCCGAACCTTATCGTACAGGAATACTTACTGGCGCAAATGGCTTCTATTTGTTCGCTATCGATGGCTTTGCACGCAGACAAAGAGGTTTTGCAGGATGCGGATAAGCTCATAGACTACTTAGCGGAGCGGCATGCCCTCCTGCGCGAGCAGTTTCGTGAGATTATAGGCCCGCTGGGGAAACTGGTTTCGGAGATTTCCACATGGAAATCGGAAGAAGAAACAGACTACTTAAAAGAACACTTTTCAGGTATTTTAGATCGCATAAAAAAGATATAATGAAAATAGACAAAGAGATTATAAGCCTATTGGCCAAGTGCCAAGTAGAAGGCAATCACCTAAGGATCACCGAGCAGCTGGATCGTAAGATGTATGCGCAGCTGAACAAAGTACTTACAGCCCTTGGTGGGAAGTGGAAAGCAGCGAAGAAAGTGCATGAGTTTGCCGAGGACGTGGAGGCACTCCTGGAAGAGGTCATCACCACGGGGGAGTATAGCTGTATCAAGAAAGATTTTCAGTTCTTCCCCACGCCGCCCGATTTAGCGGCTGAGGTGGTAGCCATGGCAGGTATTCGCCCTGGGGAGCATTGCTTAGAACCCAGCGCAGGTACGGGCAACATAGCGGCGCTTATGCCTGGTTGTGACTGTATCGAGCTGAATGAGAAGAACCGAGAGGTACTCCAAGGGAAAGGGCTTAGGATCGTAGCGGAGGATTTTATGAGTTTCGAGCCTCAAAAGACATACGATGTGATTGTTATGAATCCGCCCTTTAGCAAGGGGCAGGACGTAGCCCATATTACCAAAGCCATAGGCATGGCCAAGCGCTGTGTGATTGCGATATCCTCTGCCTCGGTGTTATTTAGAACGGACAGCCGTACTCAGGCATTTAGGGAGCTGGTGGCACAATACGGAGGCAGCATAGAGGAACTCCCCGCCGAGAGCTTTAAAGAAAGTGGTACCATGGTCAATACAGCACTGATAAAGGTGTTTAAATAGTGACAAGTGACAAGTGACTAGTGACAAGTGACAAGTGACGAGTGACAAGTGACTAATGACTAGCGACTAATGACTAGTGACTAGTGGTTAAGGGTTAATGAGGGGGGGGGTGAAAAAAAACTTGGAAAAAGATTTGGTAGAATGAAAAAAAGTTGTACCTTTGCAGCGTTCCAACAAGAGCAACACTTGTTTAAAGTTGCAAAATTATTATTTAATAATATATCCGTGAAGGTGTCGTATAGTAGTAATGCTATACAAACAAAAAGCGTAAGCTCTTGTTGGAACAACACCCACTCACGGATTTTTTATTTTTATCTTATGTTCCAACAAGAAAAAACAATCGTAGATACTATGCCCGTAGTGGAGGCGTTGTATCAGAAAAAGGCGCAGCCCCGTAGCCGTAAGGGGTGGCTGGACACACTCTATGAGGAGGTGGCTAAGGAGTACTTTCAGGAGATTATGGAGGAAGCCCATGGGGAGTGTGTGATCAAGGTAGGCTCCAAGAAGAATGGCAAGACGGGGCAGGTTACCGATGAATGGCGTATTAGTGCGCTCCGTCAGGAGGGCAAGGGGAGGACGTTTGCCAAGGCTGTCATTGCTCTCTATGGGGCTATTACTAATGCTAAAGCTAAGGAAGGAGGTGTGCTATGAGAGGGGAGAAGCAATTACCACGTCCGCTGGATGAAGTGTTAGGAAGGAAGTTAGTGTATTGGCTTTGCGAGATAGACGCCAGGTTAGACAGGGAGGACGATTTTCAAGAGAAGTTGTTACAATTTCCGAAGCTGTTGGAGGACTCGACCTTTTTTGACAAGGAAGAACAAGCCTTTGTCAAAGATATGTTTCTGCACATGCTCTCGCTGACCTTTATCATACAGCGGCATAAGGAAGAAATAGCGGCGTTCTGCGAGGAATACAATAATTAGTGACTAGTGACAAGTGACTAATGACGAGTGACCTTATTTAGTGACTAATGACGAGTGACGAGTGAAAAGAGTCCTTTCCGATGTGGAAAGGGCTTTTTATTTTTGCGGGGTCAGAAGTCAGAAGACAGTGACTAATGACAAGTGACTAACGACTAATCACTAACCACTGACAACTGACAACTAACCATTAATCACAAACAACTGTAAAAAATGGCAAAGAGAGTAAAGACGGATTTGGTCATCACGATCAATGGCAAGCAGATAGAGGACAGCTTTTCGGGGATTTCCGCAGAGGTGAAGAAGCTGGAGCAGGATCTGAAGCACCTGACCCCAGGGACGGAAGCCTTCAAGAAGAAAGCGGAGGAGCTGAAGGAGGCTAAGGCACAGTTTGAACGGATCAAAGGAGAAGTACAGCAGGCTACGGCGGCGCTTGATCAGGTGACGGGGAGCGCCGAGCGAGCAGGCTCCGCCCTTGATGCAGCGGGTCGCAAGAGCGCGGGCTTTTGGGAGATTGTAAAAGGAGTGGTTACGGGGAACCTCCTTACGGGCTTTTTTGGTCAGCTTACAGGCATGGCCAAGGATTCGGTGGGGGAGCTGTTGGATATCTCCGATGCGATGACGGGGGTGGAGAAGACCTCAGGACTTGCGGCTGAGAAGGTAAGGGAGCTGTGGAATGACTTTGACGAGCTGGACACGCGTACAGAGAAAAAGGAGCTGCTTGACATCGCCCAAATAGGGGGGCGCTTGGGGATTACGGACAAGGAGCAGCTGCGGGAATTTACCGAGGAGATAGATAAGATCTACGTTGCCCTTGGGGATTCGTTTCAGGGGGGCTTGGAAGCGGTAACGACCAAGGTAGGTAAGCTCAAGAACCTATTTGAAGAAACCAAGCAGCAGAACTACGGGGAGGCGCTCAATGCGATAGGCTCGGCGCTGAACGAGCTGGGCGCCAATGGTACGGCCAGTGAGGAGAATATCTCGGATTTTGCCACACGCATAGGTCAATTACCAGGGGCGCTGAAGCCGACGATTTCGCAGACCTTGGGCTTGGGTGCGGCCTTTGAGGAGTCGGGGATAGATGCAGAAATTGCCGCCAGCGGGTACTCGCGGTTTATGAGCGTGGCGGGTACCAACGTGGAAGCCTTTGCCAAGCAAATGCGTATGTCGGCCGAGGAAGCCAAGGCGCTGTTTGAGACCAAGCCAGAGGAGTTTTTCTTGAAATTTGCCCAAAGCATGAGAGGCTTAGGAGCGGAAGGCACAGCGGAGGTGCTCAAGGGACTGAAGCTAAACACGCTGGAGGTACAGAAAGCCGTAGGAGCGGCGGGGGACAATGCCGATCGCTTTCGGGAGCTGATGAGCTTGGCAGGGGAGGCTATGGAAGAGGGTACCTCCATACAAGAGGAGTTCAACAAGGTCAATAATAACACCGCGGCTATATGGGAGAAGATCAAGAAGGTATGGAAGGAGACATTTACGAGCGACCTTGTACAAGGGTTTTTCTCCTATATCGTCCAAGCGTTGGGCTGGCTTACAGGGGTTACAAGCGAGGCAGGCAATGGGGTGAAGGTGTTTAGGGAGCGGATAGCCTTTTTGGCCAAGACGATAGGGGTCTGTGTTGCGGCTGTGGTGAGCTATAAGGCAGCGGTGAGCATTGCCGCGGTGGCCACTAAAGAAGCGTGGCAGCAGTCGCTGCTGTATAATGCAGCGCTGAAGGTTAAGACGGCGCTAATGCAGACGGGCAGAGCTGCGGCGCTGCTGTTTTCGGCAGTTATACAAGCTCTTTCCTTGAACTTTAAAAAGGCAGGAGAATCCATGCAGGCCTTTAATGCTATTACGAAAGCCAATCCTTGGGGGT